AGATAAGTTCTTCGCCTGTTGAAAGTTTGAAGTGTCGAATGTTTATGTCATTAAGTTCGGTCATGGTAAAGATATCTCATATATTTTGAATGGAAACTTTTCTTTCGAATAGATTTTGATTCGTTCAGCTGAGTGGTTCAACGTATAGTTCTTATGACTCTTCCAATGTAGATCATCTGCGATATCATAAAGTGTGGTATCGCGTCCATCATCCGCTTTGCGCAGTCCTCGACCGATCGATTGAAGTACTCGAATCTGTGACTTGGACGGTGATGCAAAGATTACATTGTGGATGTTACGAATATTTATACCAGTAGAAAACACACCCATCGACGCAACAATGATTGCGTCCTTCTCGTTCTCGGTGATCTGACGCACTTGCTCACGCCCTTCGACGTCCGTACCACCAGAGACAAAGAACACCTGACGATCATCCGCGGCCTTCTCTCGTATCAGATCGTGCAGCGGCTTACCGTGTTTCTCGACGTACTGAAATAGAACCAGTGTATTTCCGTTCTGATCAAGAGCAAGGTTGCGTATGAACTTGTTGCGTGACTCGTTGGACACGAGAAAGTCGATCTCCTCCTGATACTTCGCACCCTTTAATTCCTTGCATAATGCATCCGGATACTTGAGCAGCAGGACGTTGATGTCCAGACTTGCCAACGATCCCTCGTCCATCAGATCCTTGGTCGACGTAACACGATGAACCGGACCAAACAATCCTTCGAGCACGAGCTTATGTGTCTGCGTACCGTCCAGTGTTCCGGTAGTGCCGAATCGGTACTCTGCCTCTCGACATTTAGTCAGCACGGACGTCAGAGACTTAGCCTTGAAGTTATGAGCCTCATCACCAACCACGCAACCAAACTCACGAAACCACTGCGCCGGTAACTTATAGATCGACTGCCACGTCGAGATGACGATTCGCTGATCGGTGTTGTTCTTATCCTGGCCGCCATAGATTCGATGGGCAGCCTTTTCGATATCGAAGTCGGAATCCGTAGTCGAATAGTCAGCAAAGTCTGAGTACATCTGCTCGACCAGCGATGTCGTCGGCACTATAATCAGAATACGACCGTCGTGATTGTCGAGATACCAACGACAGATCAGATAAATGATCAGCGACTTACCCGAGGCCGTTGGAGACAATAGAAGCGACTGCTTATTGCTGAGTGCGTGTTCTACCGCCGAGATCTGGTAGTCCCTCGGTCTGATAGTGTTACCCTTAGAGGACAGTGGTATATCCTCGACAAATGAGAGATCAATCTGCTGCGTAGATCGAGCAGGACCGTAGACGGGGTCGGGATCACCGATGACTCTGTACTGCCTTCCCTCTGCATTTGCGAATGCGACGATGTAGTCGTAGAGTCCTGCATAGATCTCGTTCGTCCGGTTATCAAGAAGTCGAATCTTACCGTCCCATACACGATTCTTATAGCTGGGCATAAACTTATAGCCCGGCACATAGAATGTAAAGAACTCAGATAACTCAGCAAGTACACCACGATCGTCGCAGTCTACCTGTAGGTACGCATGATTCTTTTTCTTGAGGCGTATGGTCTCAGTCATTAGATTCCTGAGGTAAACTTCCTGTGTTCGATCATATTCTTAATGTTTTGATGACGCCAACGAATGTTACCCATGATCTCTTCCAGGGTCGACACGAGCTCCTTCAGATAGTCGATCTTCATCTGTGCGTTCTGAATGTCAGAATCCGAATCGTAAAATCGATCCATGTCACCCTTCAGAACCTTGAGTCCATTGAGAGGATCGTAGTTCCAGCCACGTGCGTCCATCTCGTCCTTGCTCATCTTGCCATTGTACCAAAGGAACTTGTCCTTCAGCAGAACTCTAAACTCAGCCTCTTTCTTCTTAAGCTGAAGACGAGTCACTGAAAGCATTTCCAGATATTTTGCGTGGAGTCGAGCGGACTGCTGTGAGGCCTCATCGAGTTTGAGTTCGTCGATCTCAGAGTCCGTCTTCCACATATCGAGCACATCTTCTATACGAAGAGCCATAATCTATATCCTCACGAGTTCATGATACAAAAGTATTTATACTACCTATACTTTAACCAATGTATAGGAAACCCTCCACCCCTCATCATCTTTATTCTTTAACTTGTATCCACGAGATGACGCAAATCGCTTGACCAGTCTATTATAAAGCTTAATTCTAGAGCTACCATACGTTGGTGATTTTTCCGCCGTAAAATAGAGTTGTTCTGGATCTTTATTTTTAATAAAATCGCTCATGATATCCAAAACGGTAGAAAAGACTTTCATTTCATCACCATCACTCTCGCCTGTAACCGCCAGTTGACCATCTACTGTAAATATCACTTCCCATGCCCCTGGACCGGTGATGTCAAAGACTACTGCGAGGTCCTTGCCGTTTACGTTCGATTGATAATCCACTGCGCCACGTGAGTCCCTCGTCAATTGCCACCGAGCAGGTTTGTCAAATAGCTCGTTGATCTGAGTCTTAAATTGTCTGAATGATTTCATTTATTTGATTCTCTTTGCGATCCTTGAGTCAAGTACCACAAACTCCTTGACGGAACCTCTGTGCCAGGCCGCGATCGAATCGTATCCTAGCTTTTGTAGTTCTTTTGCGGCTTTTTCTGGTCGAAATGTGGTGCTGATACCTATTTCTTTGAGAGCTCTGTTCCACTCACTCACACCGGTTCCATCAAGCTCAAGAGTCTTTTTTGGTGATACCTTAAACTTTAGAACAACCGGCTTACCGCCGTGTATATCCGCGGATCCCTGTGCATATCCCTTTGCAAGACCCTCGATGGCGGTTAAGTAAAAACCTGCACCAACGAACCCGGGATCGGTTCGTCCCATCATCGAAGGATCAAACTCATCAAAGTCTGAATTAGTTCCGTGATAGAAGGTCATGGACCGATAACGATTTTCAGCCAGGTAGGCTTCAAACGTCAGCATTACGTTATCGTCTCTGCTGACGCATGATGTGTGAGTTGATCATCCACCCGTGCTTCTTATGAGCACGCATCCGCTCAACAAGAAAGTCCTCGACATCGTCGGCACCGGCATCTTGAGCCGCACCCATTGCAATCTTGATGATTCGCAGTACAACGTCGTTATCCTTGGCAAGGTTTTCCATCTGAGTGGGCCCGTCGGTAATGACCTCGTCCTGTTCAGTGATCTGAGACAGCTCAGAGAATTCATTCAGGCTACCGGCAGGAAACTGACCAAGAGTACGAATGACCTCGGCGATATCATCGACAGCTTCGTAGACCTCTTCGTATATCTCCTGATAGAACTCGTGATACGCAGAGAAGTCCGGACCCATTACGTTCCAGTGATACTTCTGTGTTTTAAGTGCAAACGCAAATGACGTTGCAAGAAACACATTCATGTCCTGTTCTAACATAACTATTTACTTACCTTTTTACCTTTTCTTATCAATCTATAAAGGCCTGTCTGTTTTCTAAACCTATATCCTACTTTTGCTGAAAACCGTTTTACCATTCTATCATATAGTTTTTCTCTTGTTTCTTCAAACGGGTCTATACTAAACTCTATAACTTTAGGATCCTGTGACGTAATAAAATCTTCTATTACCGATAACACCGTAGAAAAAATAGCAATCCCATCACCTTCACCAGTAACATCAGTTTCTCCGTCAACAGAAAAGTATAGTTCCCAACTATTTTTAATAAGTCTTTCATCAATTCTTAGCATTTTTACAACTATTTTTTTTCCATTAACTGTACTTTTATAGTTGTATGAAGCAGGTTCGCCATCCTTTTGTTTATCAATTTTTTTATTAAACTTTGATGGTTTAGTAAAAATCTCATCTAAGAAGTTTTTGAAAGTTTTCATTGTTAGACTAATTTAAAGTGTGAGTAACTAAACGAAACGTCTGCGACAAGATAATCGATACTAGTGTTCTTTGCGTCAAAATCCAGAGTCGATAGTGAGGTTGGAAACGCATTGACGAACTGAATCTCTCTCGAAACGTTGTTGTGTGAGTCAAGAATAAAGAGAGTCATGTCACGAACCTTTCGTGTATCACGATTGTCCGGCTCGACGACAAGACCAATGAGCCAGTCGTGGATCTCGTGATAGTTCTCTAGGTTCTCATCGACCAAGAACGTACAGGTAAACGGTGCGTACGTCACCTTGTCGCCGGACACCTCAATCGTTCTCTGAGGCGTGGCAAACGAAGCAGCGTTGACCGAGATCTCTGGAATCGCTGCGGTCTGAACGTTAAACTGCGCGTTAGGATATCGCTGCGAGTCGATCAGTAACCTAAATCCAACGGGAGTCGAGTAACCAACGTCCTTAAGAAATTCATTCGACGCCGAGTCCGAGAAGTCGACGTTTATATCATACGGCATGGTCAGCCACCCTCAATGTCTTCTTTGTCCGATACGATCTTCTCGAGGTGCAGGTATGGTATTCTCTCGTTTGGAACGTATCGCCAGTCATGATTGATGTTGTTACCGTCCTTGGTCGATCGATATATACCAAAGACAGTCTGCGTCATTCCGATCTTTACGATCAGAGCGCG